TTGCGGCCAGGTCGTCGTAGACTGAGGAAGCGCCCCGGCCGTTGCGGACGGTGCCGTTCGGCGGTGGGGAGCCGGTGAGACTGATAGCGGCGGCGGCTTTCGCCTTCGCTGCTTCCGCTGCCCGTTCCTCGTCGCGTCGCACCATCTGCTCATCGAGCATGTGTTGGCGGGTCGTGGGGGACGCCCAAGCGGCCATGTCGTAGGCTTGCGCGAGGTCTTTGGCCGCCCCGGTTCGGATCAGGTCGCCCATGTGGACGCGAAGATCCTGAAAGTACGGATGGGCCGGGTTCGCCGCGAAGTCGGCAATGGTACGGGCGTGGGTAGCGGTTTCCTGCTGCCGGGCCTGGGCGCGAATCGGCTCCAGTTCGGCTTGCACGGCTTGCCGGAGGAGTGCTTGAAAATCAGGCGGGTTCTGCTGGGGGACGCCGCCCGGCTGGGCCTGGTAGCCGTTGCCGTTCGCCGCTGCGCCAGCGAGGGCCGCCAAATCGACGCCTCGGGAAGCGGCAATATGCTGGATCAGCATTGCGGGATTGTCAACGCTCATGCGGGCGAACTGCATGAGCTGGCCCATCGCGGCCGGCAACGAACCCGCCTGACCAATCAGGAAGTCCGCGTTGTCGCGCAGGAAGTCGCGAACGGGCGCAAGCTCGCGCATGATTGCGGCGTTCTCCTCGTACTGCGCGACGATCTCCGTCTGAATCGGCGGCGGCAGTCCGTCCCACCGCACCTTGGCGCCACCCTTCCATCCTTCCGGCGGCGCGATGCGCTCGGCTGCGGGCTTCGCGGCCTCCGGCGCCTTGGGTGCAGCGGCGGCCTTTGCCGGATCGGCAGGCGCTTCGGCCGGCTTCGCGGTCTTGTCGGCGGCCGGCGCCTTCGCGTCCGGCAGCTTCAGCGTCTCGCGCGGCTTGGCCGGGGCCTTGGGTTCGGCCTCGTCCGCTTTGGCGAAGCGGCCCTGTTCGTCGCGGGCGCGCGTGTCAGCCGCAGACGGCTCCTCACTGCCCGCGGGCGGGTCCACTGTGGGCGCAGGCGCCGGGGACGCGGCCGGCTCCGCCCCAGCCTCCAGCGAGGCGTAAGCCTTCTCCAAATCCGCAACGATGCTATCAGCGTCGGCCATATCCAGCCTCCAGTTGGTTGTAGGTGTCAGCCACCGACCGCTCGATCTCGCGGCGGTCCGGCTTCCATTTGTTGCGCTCGACCGAGTCCATGCTGTCGTTGCCGACGATCTGGAGGCCGCGGCGCTTCACTTCGCGCGCGTATCCGCGCTTTGACGTGTAGGTTTTGCCGTCAAACATGCCGCGCACTTCCATGGTGTCGGAAATGACGCTGTGCCCGGCGCCGACGGGCCGGCGATACTCGCCGCGCGGCACCAGCTCGCCGGTCGCGGAGTCGAGAATCCACGAGCCTTTCTCGACGACGGTCACTTCGAACGGCCACGCCGGGCGCTTGGCGGCCTTGCGGGCGCGGACGGTCCCGCGTTCCACGAACGCATCGCGCTCGGCGTCCCAAACGAGGGTGTAGCGGCTCACTGCGGCAGCCCCGGCGGCAAGAAGCCCGGCGGCGCCTGGGTTTGCATCGCCTGCTGTTGCAGGCGCATGGCGTCAATCCGGCCTTTCATCGCCAGCTCGGCCATGGTGCCCGCGTGTTCCTCGCGCGCGGCCTGCGTTTCCATGCCGGCCCGCTCGATCTCGGCCGCGGCCTTGACCTTGGCGGCCTCAAGCGTGGGGTCCGGCTGCGGCGGGGCCGGCGGGCGTTCGCTCGCCTGCTCGATCATCTTAACCGCCTGTTCGATCTCGGACTCAACCGGCGCACCGACGCGGAAGCCGCGGACCCCGAACAGCAGCAATTCGCCCATCAGCGGCGCCAGCGCGGGCGCCGTCTGGAGAACCGGCGTCGCCGCCGTCAGGAATTGCGTCACGGCGGTCACGAACTCGACCCGCGCGGCCTGCTCCTCCCGCTGGTCCGGCTCAATCGTGGAATCGGTTTCCACGTCGATTGCGAACTCGCGCAGGACGCCGGAGCGCAGTAGCGCCATCACCTCGTCCCACGTCGGTTCTTTCAGGAGCTTGGCGACCTCGGGCGGGATGGGCGGCGGCGGCGGGGCCGGCGGCATCCCCGGCATCGGGGGCTGCGCGGCCATCGCCTGCATCTGCTGAATCTGCGCCTTCTGCTGAGCCGTCAGCAGGCTCATCCCGCTCATGGCGGCCAACTCCTCCGGCGTGTAGTGCTCAGCCACGATTTCGACCAGCAGCCGGATGGCGTCGGCACAAAACCGCTGCATTTCCCGCTGGGTTTCGCGGATGCGGAGCGATCCCCACTGGCTCTTGATTTGCTGCGCCGTCGCCGTCTCGCTGGCCGACGTAGCGCCGCGCACGATGTCGCTGATGCCCGTCACCTCGTAAAGCGCCTGTTTGGCCTGTTGGCGCGCCGCGATGCACTGGGTCAGCGTCTGGGCAACCATGTCGATCGGCAGCCACGACACCACGCCGGTACGCCCGAACTGCTCGCCAAATTGCGCCCAGTTCTCGACCGGGATCATGACCTCGCCGTCGTTCTCGGCCAGCAGGCGCTTGATCTCGTTTGCGGACGCCGGATACAGCCCCTTGAGCCGCAGCGCGGTTGACAGGGAGTAAATGCGCCCCGTCAGCATGTCGATTTCGTTTGCTTGATCCTGGTACTGCCGGAAGTCGGCCGTGGGGATGGTCGATTCCGGCCCGACCGTGGCGACCAGCGGACGCGGGCAGGGGAAGAACCCCGTGAACTGGCACGGCGGTTCGGCCTCCAGCAGGAACTTCGATTTGCAGCCCGGCGAGACGTGATAGACGCGGTTGTCGTCCTTCGACCAGATGCACCACACGACGGCCTTGTCGCGATCGCCCGGCGAAGCGTCGGCCGGCCTGCTCGACCCGTTCTTGTCGTCGCCGCCTTCGATCTGGTCGTAGGCCAGCGCATCGGCCAGTTCGGCGCCGTACCGCTTTTCGGCCTCGGGCTTGGTGACGTAGGCGCGATATGCGAACCACCGCACCTCGTTCCACGACCGCGCGCGGTTCGTCAGCCAATCCCGCCACTGGAGGTGCCGCACCGTCGCGTTGTGGCGCGTGACGCTTGCGTCGTCGGTTTCGGGCAGGTATTCGACAATCGCGGTCCCGGCGCCCGGCAGCAGCCGGTCGTCGCGGACGCAGCCCATTTGCATCGCGAAGGGCTGGCGGTCCAGCAGCGCATTGGCCGATCGCTCCAGCACCATCGCCGCCGTGCGGGCGACGGGGTTGCCGTCCCGGTTGCGGGGCTGCGCTGTCGCCTTGGGTGTGCGGGCGAAGATCGCGGGCTTGAGCGTTTCGACGTTCGCCCAGAGGAGGTTCATGCGCTGGCTGGGCGCCACCACGACGCCGTCGTTCAGCGTGCCGCGGCCTTCGCTGAGATAGCGCGCGATGATGCGCTTGCCGGCTGCCTCGTAGTCGGTGCGCTTGGCGTCCTTCTGGGACGCCTCGATCTCGGTAATCCAGCGCGCGGCCGGTCCCATCGCCTCGTCGGCGCGGGTGACGGTTTCGTACACGGACTCGGGCGCGGCCTTGCGGCTCTTGGTGGGCTTTTTCATATGCGGGTCATCCTGTCAGGGGACCGGCGATTGAGTTCCCAGAGCTGGTCAAGCGTCCGATGTTCAATGCCAAACTTGGGTGGTTCCTTCGCCTCGGGCACGCGCACCCAAGGGCGCGACGCGCAGGCGTAGCGGCACGAATCCGGCGCGTGGTCCTCGCCGTCCGTATCAACGTCTTCGGGCCGGGCGTCGTCGTGCTGGAGCGCCGGCAGCGTGCGAATGAGCGCGGTCGCGGTGTCGAACGCATAGAGCATCGGGCGGCCGTCCTCGCCCACGAGGCGGTGGCGCACCAGGTCCCAGCCCGCGAGCGCACCCAGGCGGCCGATGCGCTTGTTGTCCGCCGGCCGCAGCCAGCCTAGTTTCAGTCGTTCCGCGATCGAGGGGCCTCCGTCATGCGCGAACATGGCAGGGTCGCCCACGCCGTAAGTGATGTGCTCGCCCGGCGCGATGCGCGCGCGGACGCCGTCACCCACGGCCTCGGCCGTCATCCGCAGGCCGGTGTTGGGGTCGGTCGCCCTGGGGTCGCTGCCGTACCATTCGCGGTAGCAAATCAGCGCGCCACGGGGAAATGCGGGCAAGGCGCCGTCCGCCACAGCCCACCAGTGAACCGCGAAGGGCCGGGCGCTGCCCCAATCCATGCTGACAAAGCGCGTCCAGTGCTCCGGCAGTTCGCAGGGCCGGATGATGTGCTGCGGGCCAAACTCAGGGAAAAAGGCGCCGGCCGTGACCGTCCAGTCGCCCTCCAGCCACGCGCGCACCAGCTCGGCAGAACCGGACAGTTTCAGGTTCGCGACGTAGTCGGCGCCCAGGTAGGGATTGTCCTTGAGCTTGGACGGAATGAACACGCGCTCGCGCCCGCTGGCGGGGTCGGTCAGTATCTTCCATCCGCCTGGCGCTGGGTCGATGTAACGCGCCTTGACCCAGTGATGGCCCGGTCCGCCGGGGTTGCCCGTGGCGCGGAAGGCGCAGGGCACGCCGGCGCCGGACCGCAACGTCGCCATCAACTTGAAGATCGGCACCGGGCTTGGGAACGTGCCGATTTCCTCGACGTAGACCCGCGTGTAGCTGTGGCCCTGGTAGTTATCGGCGTCGGCGTCGCGCTCGAGATAGGCGAACCGCAGCCGCGCGCCGTTCGGGAAGCGCCAAACCTTTTCGGTCTCGTTAAACTTGGCGCCAATCGGCCCGTACATGGCGCGGGACCGCTCGATGGTTTCCGCAAGCTGCGTCAGAGAGCGCCGCACCATCAGGCCGATGGCGTGTTCCTTGTGGGCCGCCGCGTGGGCTGCGAAGTCGCCCAGCATTCCATCCGTTTTGCCGCCGCCGCGAGCGCCGCCGAACAGGACCTCGAAGATCGGGCACGCCAAGAGCGCGGTCTGCGGGCCGGGGTTAGGCGCCCAGACGACGACCGTCTTGCGGGCGGGGGCGTCAAGCGGCATGGGGGCTAGTCCGCGTCATGCCGCCCGTTCCCGTTCGTCAGCGGCGGCGCGGCGTGCGCCTCCAGCCACGCGGCGCCGGTCCCGGCGGGCGCGGGGGCGTGGATCACAAAGTTGTGGTTAACGTTGCCCGTAATCTCGATCTTTTCGGACCAGCCGGCGCGGGCTTTCAGCCAAAATATCTGCGCCGTCGTGTTGTTGCCGGTCGTCGCGGACTGATAGAGGCTTTGCGCCACCTTGGCCGACGCCTCGATACCGCCCACGGCCAGTTCGCGCCGGCAATGCTTCCGCAGCGTCTTGGGGTCCACGTCGAAATAAGTGCCGATTTGGTCCTGCGGGATGCCGAACGAGGCAAACGCCTTGACGATTGCGCGCTGCTCGACGCTCGGCGCGAAAGCCCTACGCCCCATGGCGCGCTCCGGTCGCTTCCGCAAACGTCCGCTTGTCGCCTTCAAGGGTCGCCTGCTGGCCGGTGAATGCCTGCCACCGCTGGACCGCCACGTCGATATAGGCCGGATTTAACTCGATGGCGTGGACGCATCGCCCCGTCATCTCCCCGGCAATGATCGTGGTCCCGCTCCCGCTAAAGGGCTCGTAAACGGCCTGTCCTGGGGAGGAGTTGTCGGCGATCACATAGGCTCGGCGCTGCGCCTCGGTCAGATGGGATAGCTCGATCGTCGGAACCTCGGGCAGCCCCAGCTTTCGGGCCGCCATGACGCGCCCATGGCCGGCGATGATCCCGCGCTCGCCATCCACCAGAACCGGGTTGGTAAAGCCGAACTCGCGGATCGAGGCGGCGATCTGGGCGACTTGTTCGTCCGAGTGCGTGCGTGCGTTCCCCGCGTAGGGGATCAGGTCAGCGACGGCGACGGTTTTATAGGGTGGGAAATTACCCCGGACAGCACTTCGCGCCGCGTCTTTGGGACGGCGGTCGGTCTGGCGTTTGACGCTGCGGTCTTGGGCTGGCGTCGCAGCCATATCCTCGCCGTGCGGTAACTGGATACCGCACCATACGCCGCCGCTGACCTGTGAATGTCAACGATCGCGCAGCCAGAACAACCCCGGAACCTTGCCCCGGATTTGCCATCAATTCCGCCCAAGCGTCGGGACGGGCGCCGAGCAGGGTCGGGAAGAAAG